CATCGTCGGAAACGGGCGAAAGGTATCTGCCTGCCAACGCAATCAAAGCTCTGACCCCAGCAGAGTACGCAGCAACCACACGAGCAAAGCGTGAGGCTACAAAAGCTGGCAAGCAGTTTGCCAAGCAGCCAAAAAAGGTAGCTGAAAAGATCAAGAGTTATCGATGAAAACCCCAGCCTACGCACGCAAAGAAGGCCAGAACCCAAAAGGTGGTTTGAACGCCAAGGGTCGTGCCGCTGCTAAGGCCGAAGGCATGAACCTAAAGCCTCCAGTCAAGACTGGTGACAATCCTCGCAGGGCATCGTTCCTGGCGCGTATGGGTGGCAATCCTGGCCCTGAGTACAAAGACGGTGAACCCACTAGATTGCTGTTAAGCCTGAAGGCATGGGGCGCATCATCTAAGGCAGATGCTCAGGCTAAGGCAAAACGTATCAGCGCACGGAACAAGGCAAAGTAATGCAAATACCTATCGTTAACGGTATTTACACCGACAACACCCCAGAGTTGCGTACATCGTACCCAGTCAACCTTGTGCCTGTGCCCAAGGTATCTGGCATCAGCAATGGGTTTTTGCGACCAGGTGATGGCATCGTTGCCAACGGAACAGGGCCAGGAATTGACCGTGGCGGCATCAACTGGCAAGGTGACTGTTATCGCGTGATGGGCACTAAGCTGGTGGAGATCAACAGCGTAGGCACAGTGAACATTCTGGGTGATGTTGGTGGCCCTATAGAGCAACTTGTGACCTTTGATTACAGTTTTGACTTGCTGGCGATTGCCTCGGGTGGGCGGCTTTATTACTGGAATGGTACAACGCTGACCCAAGTCACAGACCCCGACCTTGGAGTGGTGCTGGACGTAGTTTGGGTGGATGGTTATTTCATGACCACTGATGGCGAGTTTTTGATCGTCACTGAGCTGTCCAATCCTCTGTCAGTCAATCCCTTGAAGTACGGTAGTTCCGAAGTTGACCCAGACCCTGTAGTTGCATTGCTGAAGCTGCGAAACGAGGTCTATGCGTTGAACAGAAACACTGTCGAGGTGTTTGATAATACGGGCGGTGAGTTGTTCCCATTTGCAAGGATTGACGGAGCACAGTTGCAAAAGGGCGTGGTCGGCACTCAGGCTTGTTGCGTTTTTGTTGAGCGTATTGCATTTTTAGGCAGTGGACGCAATGAAGCACCAAGCATCTATATAGGCGCAGCAGCAACCACCCAGAAGGTCAGCACGCAGGAGATTGACAACATCTTGCTGGAGTACACAGAAGCTCAATTGTCATTGGTCAAGCTAGAAGCTAGAAACGACAAAAATCACCAGCATCTTTATGTGCATCTGCCTGACCAGACCCTTGTTTATGATGCATCCGCATCTGAGGCTCTGCAAACCCCAGTCTGGTTTATCTTGGTCAGCGCCATAGTAGGGCTTGCTCAATACAAAGCCAGAAACATGGTTTACGCCTACGACAAGTGGCTGGTGGGCGACCCGCAATCAAGCTCCATCGGCTACTTGGTCCAAGACACAGGCCATCACTGGGGGCAGCAAGTCCGTTGGGAGTTCGGCACCTTGATTGTCTACAACGAGAGCAACGGCGCAATATTTAACGAGCTGGAGCTGGTCAGCCTGACGGGTAGCATTGCTCTTGGAAAGAATCCGCAAATCAGCACCAGCTACTCATTGGATGGCAAATCGTACAGCCAAGAAAAGTTTATCTCTGTTGGCACGATTGGCAACACCAAAAAGCGCCTCGCATGGTTTCAGCAGGGCCACATGAGGAACTGGCGCATCCAGCGTTTCCGTGGAGATAGTGATGCTCATGTGTCTTATGTCCGGTTGGAAGCACAGATGGAACCATTGGCGTACTGATGGCAACCGCACCTATTTCCCGCAAATTAAATCTGACACGAGATCAGCTTGCTACGTTTCTAACTGACCAACAGCAGATCAGACAGTTTGAGCTTTTGTTTTCTACGGTTGACATTTTGCAAGTCATCGTGGGAACTGATTTTGAGTTCCAAGCGGACAATGCTGCGGCTACTGCAAATGAGGCTTTGGCTCAGATTTCGGCTTTAGCGCAGCAATCAGCAGTGAATGCAGCACTAGCAGAAAACAGGGCAAATCAGGCATTGGAGTTGGTGGATAAGCTGAATAAAGCCGTTGAGGGCTTGCAGATGACTCCACCGCCAAGGGAGTTCAAACGGGCAAGATATGGGTCATTCTTTGACACCACCACACAAACAGCAACAGTCATCAACACAGCCACAGCAATTACATTTAACACGACTGACCTGAGCAACGGTGTATTTATTGGCTCGCCCACCTCTCGCATTATTGTCGACAGCGAGGGTTTATACAACTTTGCCCTTAGCTTTCAAATCGACAAAACTTCGGGCGGCACTGCGGAGTTTTATATCTGGTTCAGGCTTAACGGTGTGAACATTGCCAACAGCGCAGGGTTTATCCGCATCCAAGGTAACAATGCAGAAATTTTCTCAGCCTACAATTTGTTTTTAGAACTTAAAGCCAATGATTACGTTGAGATTATGTTTTCAGTCACCGACTTGAGCGTTGAAGTTTTGGCGGTAGCAGCAACTGCCCCAGTTCCAGCGATTCCGTCCATAATTCTCACAGTCAACAACAACATCGAAGGTGTCCAATGACCGTCACAGTAAAAGTGCTAATTCCAGCCAAGCAAGCTGAAGGCAGCCAAACCACCCAATACACCGCAACGAATGTCAAGGCGATCATTGACAAATTCACAGTGACAAACACCAGTGCCAACAATGTAGCCTTCAGTTGCAATCTGGTCACTGTGTCTGGATCAGCAGGGGCATCGAACCTGATTATTGATGCGCGAACCATCGTGCCTGATGAGACCTACACTTGCCCCGAGCTGGTGGGTCAGGCATTAGACGTTGGTGGTTTTATATCTACGCTGGCAGGGGCAGGAACATCCCTAACCATTCGTGCATCAGGCCGCGAAATTTCATAAGGAGCACAGCATGGACAAATTTATGGTTATCCCCAAAGGTTTCATGGGCTTGCCCAGCGAAGAGGAGTTTTTGACCGTTGCCGAAAACAAGGCCAACTTCTTAATTGCGGTAAAAGATTGGCACTATGGGCCAGAAGAACCTAGCAACGACCCTAAAGCCAACCCTGAGTTTTATGAGTCTTTGAGCGAAGCTATGCAGTGCGATGCAAAGGATGCACGGCGCAAGCATTGCTCAAATTGCGGGTACTACGACAACAGCCTGATGACCCAAGTGCGTATTGAGCGCATCCCAATGGCTGGATACGACACAGGCTATGGGTATCGAGGTCACTGTGAAAAACTGAACTTCATCTGTAACGACATGCGTGTTTGCCAAGCATGGGAAGATGAAGAGTATGAAGATTCGTAAAATTGTGCGAAAATCGAGCTGCTGAGTCTAACGGGCCACCAGCAGCTCACCCTTAACAGGAGTTGTGCATGACTGGTATTGATTGGCTCAAAGAGAACCTACAAAGGGTTCTGCTACTGCCTGCGCCAGTCGTGGAATGGCTGGTTATGGTCTACGATGCAATCCAGGTTTTTGACGATGTTGCCGATGGCGAAACAGTTGAGCGCAAAGACCTAAATGCGGCTATTTGGAACACATTGGTGGGTATGCATCAAAACCAATTTTTTATTGCCAATAGCCACCACCTCATTCCTTTACTCGCCACAGCAATCATGAAGTGGCAAGCCTCTGACCAGGCAGAGCGTGCAGGCCAAGCTGATGCCAGATCATTTGTTTGGCGTGCGGGCTACTACGACCTGATCTTGATGGCTGTATCAATCACGCACGGACCAGGCTTTGCCACAAAAAATGCTCATCTTGTAATGGAGTTGTATGGCGAAAAATTTGAAGATTACATAAAGGAGTTCGGCAATGCCTGATCCAGTCACAGCCGTAGTCGTTGGTGGAAGCCAACTTATTGGTAGCGCAATGCAAGCAGACGCTGCTGGCAGGGCTGCTGAAACGCAATCTGGTGCAGCCGCTGCTGGAATTGCAGAACAGCGCAGGCAATTTGATGCTATGCGTGAATTGCTAAAACCTTACACCGAAGCAGGTGTTCCAGCACTTGAGGCGCAGCAAGCATTCCTTGGTCTACAAGGGCCAGAGGCCGAGCGTGCAGCCATTGAGCGCATTAGAGGTGGTGAGACATTCCAAGCACTTGCTGGTCAGGGCGAGGAGGCATTGCTTCAACGTGCATCAGCAACTGGCGGGGTTCGTGGCGGCAACATCCAGGCTGCACTTGGGCAATTCCGTCCGCAGCTTTTGTCCGGCCTTATTGAGCAGCAATACAGTCGTCTTGGTGGACTTGCAAGCATGGGTCAACGATCTGCTACTGGTGTTGGTGCTGCTGGTATGGAAACAGGAGTTAACGTAGCAAATCTTTTAGGACAACAAGCAGCAGCACAAGCAGGAGGACAACTTGGACAGGCTAAAGCCTATGGTCAGCTATTGAATATGCCAGCTCAATTCCTTGGTATGCAGTATGGTTCAGGCCGACCATTTGGTTTTGGTGTTCAGGGTGTTGACCTGAGAACTTTTTAAAGCAATAAAATATGGCAACCATTAACCCATTCCAAGGCCCAATCAACTACGCAGTTGATGTGCAAAGCCCATTTGAGGCAGCAATCGGCGGCTTCAAACTTGGCGCAGCGGGTGCAGAGGCTCAAGCACAGGCAACAGCTCGTGATAGAGCGGCAAAAGCTCAAACAGAATTAACAAAATTGTACGCAAATCCATTTGCAACAGCCGCAGATTATGACAAGGTAATAGCTTTTTTACCCAAAGACCAAGCGACACTCGTAAGCCAAGGTTTTGAAAGAAAAACCAAAGAACAGCAACAAAATACTTTGCAGCAAGCTACTCAAGTCTATACGGCACTTAAATCTGGACAGCCTATTGTTGCAAAAAACTTGCTTACAGATCAAGCGGCTGCATATAGGAAAGCAGGGCGTGAGCAAGATGCAAAAGCCACAGAGACCTATTTGCAGATGATTGATATAAATCAACCAGGCGCACAGACCACCATTGGACTGATGATTGCAGCTTTACCAGGCGGTAAAGAATTGCTTGAAAATGTGGACAGAACTTTGTCAACAATCAGAGCTGAGGAAAAAGCACCATCTGAACTGGCTTCTTCCAAAGCCGCAGCAGAAAAAGCAGGGGCAGAAGCTAAAGTAGCTACTGGCAGTGTAGATGCGGAAATTACAAAGCGCAAAGCCGATGCAGAAAAAGCCTTGTCAGACGCAACAACAGCACTGGCTACCGCTGACAACGCACAAGCTAAGGCAGAAGCAGAGCGTAAGTTAGCACAGGCGCAAGCTGAAAAGGCCAAGGTCGATGCAGATTATGCTTTGTACAACACACGCGCAGACCTTGAAAAGAAAGCCGCTGATCTTGGGTTGACAAAAGAGCAAAAAAATCAAGCAATTGCTATGACTAACAAGCTCGGTGAGGAAACTGCCAAAATCACACTTGAACTGGCAGCACTCAGAGCATCTGGCGGCGTTGACCCAGCCAAGAAATTTGAACAAGAAGAAAAGCTACGCAAAGAATACATTGCCCGCACCAAAGTGTATAGCGAACTGGGAACGACCTATCAAAACATGAAGTCGTCAGCAGATGCAAAGACTGGCCCAGGCGATATTGCTTTGATTACTGGATTCATGAAGATGCTCGACCCAGGATCAGTGGTGCGCGAGACTGAATTCGCAACTGCCAGAGACACATCTGGCCTATACGAACGCCTGAGAAACCAATTCACTCAACTGGAAAGCGGAAAACTTTTTGCATTGGATTCAAAACAACGCCAAGAGTACGTCACCCTCGCTAAGCAATATCTAGACTCAGCTCAGAAAAAAGCAGGTGAAGATAAGAAGGCGCTTGGCGTGGTGGTCAAAAACTACAGCCTCAATCCTGACAATGTATTCGGTCCTGAAACCGCAGCACCTCCTGCTGCTGGGCAACGAAATGTAACGGTGGATTACTAATATGCCCTATTCCATCACCACAAAAGATGGCATTACCATCGATAACATCCCAGACGATGTTCCGCAAGATTCGCCTGATCTGAAAGCGCGAGTAGCGGCAATTCGTGCAGGTGGTGGTGTTGCGCCCGCTGCATCTGCGCCAAGTTCGCAAGTAGCTCCTAGTGCACAGACTGCCCGCGATCAAGAGGCTATTCCAATTCTGCTGAAAGCACTGGAAGCTGCTCAAGTCTTAAAGAATGCTGGCGATACTCGTGCTGCTAGTGATGTTGATGCAATCGTCAGAGAATTGGCTGCCAAAGGGGTAAAGGTAGACGCTACACCGGCTACAGCCGTTGCGCCAGCAGCATCCGCTGCGGCATCCTCTGAAGCACTCACCGCAGCACTTAATAAACCACTATTGTCGCCTGAGCAATCGGCACAGAAAACCCCGGGCTTCATGGAAGGCTTTTTTGAAGGCATCCGTGAGCAGGTAACAGGTAGCAAACGCTCTGCATCGCCAGAGGTTGCGGCGGCGCTTGCTGAAAATCGAACAATCTACGATATGCCAGAGACTAACCAAATGTCCTTTGGTTTACTGAAAGCAGCACTTGGCGGGTTGATGGCTGGTTCCGAAGAACGCGCTCAGATTTTTGCAGCTAATTTCCCTGGCTTAACTTATCGCCTAGACCAGCAAGGCACTGTATTTTTACGCTCTCCTACCGATGGGAAAGAATACGTTATTGAGCCAGGTTTAACCATGCAAGATGTGCCACGGGTAGGGGCAACAGTGGCAGCATTTACACCAGCAGGTCGAGCAACCACCATTCCTTATGCCGCAGCCGGTTCTGGCGCAACCCAAGCGGTCATTGAAGCAAGCCAGGCCGCAACTGGTGGGGAATTCAGTCCCGTAGAAGTTGGAGCAGCAACAGCCTTAGGTCCAGCAGGGCAGGTTTTACAGCGCGTGGTACCTCCGGTAGTCCAAGCAGTCAAAAGAGGCATACAAGGCCGCGCACCGGCCCAACCACCAGCAGCAGCAGCAGCAGAACGACCAGAGCCATCATTCTTTAGAGAACCACCGCCACCTCCAGCGGGTGCAGCAACGCCAGAGCCTCCGGTACCACCAGCAGCACCAACTACGACAACTACGGTGACCACAGAGATTGTTAATAATCTAGTGCAGAAGGCATCTGGCACAGGGTTTGGATCCGCAGCAGCACGCGATAAGCTGGCTGATCTTGCACAAATTAACGTGGCAGCAAAGGAAGCAGCAGACCGACTTGGCATCCAACTTCCTGCTGATGTGTTTAGCGACAACCCACAGGTTCGCGCAGCCGCAGGCTTAACCCGTTCTTTGGCGGCTGGCGAGGCCGAAGCAGCATGGCGCACCACCGTTACTCAAGCCGTAGACAGGGCCGACGATGTAATCAAGCAGTTTGATGCCACATTTGTTGAAGGTGCAGTGGCTCCTGGTGTGGTCTCGCAAAAGATCAAAGACTCGCTGACCAAGACACGATTAGACCTTAATGCAGCGGCTGGCAAAATTTACAATGAAGTTGATGAGGCGGTGCCAAAATCCACAGTCATTAGTCTAAATAACTTAGAGCAAACGCTACAGAAAGTAATTACCGAGGTTGGTGACAAAGGTTTAGACTTAAAAGAGAAACAATTGCTTGAGCTTGCAACACAGCCTGGTGTTACTTATGGCCGATTGTTGCGCGAAAAAAGTCTGATTGGAAAAGCCCTAAATAAGATGGAGTCTCCATACGGAAGCATGGCCGAGGCAGACTTAAAACGCCTGTATGCGGCTCTTGCCGAAGATCAATTGACAAACGTGGGAAGAATAGGTGGTGAGGAACTGCGCCAACAATTACGTTCTGCTAATCTTATTTATGCCAAAGAGCGTGCATTGGGTAAGCGCATTGTGAATGCGTTTGGCAATGACATTGAGGGTAGCGTAGCCAACAAGATGCGTACTGCCATCACAGGCGCTGCCAAGGGCGATGCGGGTGAATTTAACCGCCTGCTCAAGACTGTCCCTGAAGACCTACGCAAAGAGACAATAGCCACCGCACTAGCATCCGTCACACGCTCGGCTAGGGGTGCTGAGAAGGGTGGCTTTGGATTCTCTGAGTTTGCTGACATCTACCCCAAGCTGCGTGCCAATCCACAAGTCTATAAAACCATTGTGGACACGCTGGGCAAAGACTCGGCAAATGTACTGCGCGACTTGTTTGAGGTGTCCAAGCGCATCACTGAAGCTAGGGCCAATGTCCTGACCACCGGCAAGGCAAACCAAGCGTTTGGAAATCCTGAAGGTCTTATTGGCAAGGTCATGGATAGCACCATCACTCAGCGCATTGTTACGACAGTTACAGGCATGGTTCCTGGCGGTGGTGCAGTGGCTCCTGACATCCTTAAATTTATGTCAACAGGTGCTGAAGATCGAGTGAAGGCAGCAGGAAAGCTCTTTGCTGATGAAGCATTCCAAAACCTTGCAGTTGAAGCGGCAGGCAAAGTGCCAAGCGCGGCATCTCTGCGTCGCGCAGCCATGTCACAATCCTTCCAGAAATTTGCAGACGCAATTAAATTACCAAAAGCACTTGATGCTCGTATTCAGTATTTGCAATCAGCAATCCAAGCCGAGCGCCAATTCGACCAGGAGAACCAATAAATGTCCGCACTTTCTATTCAAGTCCCATTTCCGGTCTTTCAAGACCGCGATGGGCAGCCATTGGACAATGGCTATGTTTTTCTGGGAGTGGCAAACCTTAACCCTCAGACCAACCCAGTTGTTGCGTACTTTAATGAAGCTCTGACAATCGTGGCAGCACAGCCACTACGCACAATCAATGGCTACATCTCTAATGCTGGGACACCCGCCCAGGTCTATATTGATGGCGTGAGCTTTAGCATCTTGGTGCAGGATAGCAAAGGTTCAATGATCTACAACTTTCTTGACGGAGCTTTCATAGGTGCAAACACTGATTCCTGCAATGTGACTTATGACCCGCCTTTTACTGGTGGTGTGGCATATCCAGTTTGTGAGGTGCTTGAACAAAATGTTAGTGTTAAAGATTTCGGTGCTCTTGGTGATGGAATAACAAATGAAACGTCTATATTTACTACTGTTGAAGCTCTAAGTCAAACATTTATTTATTTGCCAACAGGCACTTATGTTGTTACGGGAATAACCTTAGATAAAACATATTACGGCCCTGGCATCATTAAATTAAATGGGACAAATAGGCCACAAACACTTTCAAATGCTCGGCCTGATTGGGTTAAGGTTTTCCCGCCAGTTTCTGGTGCATCAAATGTTCTTCTACCAGATGGGACATGGCTTGATGTATTGGCAAGCACAACGTCTGGGCTACAAGAAGCAATCAATTACGCCTGTGGTGATGGAACTGCTGGTTCCGGTTCGCTTGATCTTTACATTGTTGGAGCTGAAGAAAGCACTGGGGGCGCTGTTGTTTATAACTGTACAACAGGAATTGCATTTCCAGCAATGCAAGGTAGAAAAATCCGATCTGGTGCTATCACAATAAATTTTTTAAGCACAGTTGGTTCAGGTGCTTGCGTGACTTTCGATAGCGCAATTATGTTAGATGTTGATTTATCTGGCTGTCAAATTGTTAATGGTGGAACTGGTCGGGCATTACTTTTTGCCCCAATCAATGGGGTGCCTCTTGATGGGGGACTGTTTGGAGTTAAATCGTTAATTGATTGCAGATTTCATATTACAACTGTTGTAAATGTTAATAACAGTACATTGCCAACAACAGACGGGGCGGTTGTAACGTTTAATTCAGCGGCTGGAGGTACAGGAATTAACAATTGCACTTTTGAATTTGAGGAAATAAATCAGCAAAACACAGCTGCAAATACGATGGGTATTCATGTTATAAATCCAACTCCAACTGCGCCATTTGCAAATAATTTTATTAAATGTGTACACCTTCACAACTATAGAGGTGTTGGAGTACAGATTGGCTCAAGCAATGCAATTACTGGGTACGGCAATAACACATGGCAAATTACATGCAATGCTGCGTCTGGTGCATCAGAAGATTTTAATACGTTTGGGCGTTATGACACCCTATTCATTAGCAATGAAAATACAAACGCACAGTATGGTTTAAAGTTACAACCAAATGCAGAAGGCAATAGTATTTTTGGCGGGACGCTTTTAGGGTCAATTGATGCATACAATAATGATGCAACTAACAAAACGTCAAATGTTTGGTATAAGGCGCAAGCAATTGCAATGCCGACCGTAATTGTTGTTGGTGTGTCACCGTTTCAATTTCAAAATACAAAGCTCAACGATATGCTAGTGCTTGTGAATGGTGGCACGTTAACAGCTAACACGTTTTTATCAAGTGATGGTGTTAGTTATTTTGATACTGGAGCCACAACCGGCTCATTTTATTTGCCTCGTGGAATGTTTATACAAGTAACGTATTCAGTAATACCAACCATGCGTCAATTTACTTTTTAAGGAGAATAAAAATGGCATTGAAAATGAAAATGAATTACAGCTCAGTTCATGGCATGGATATTGAACTAGATGCTGCGTACATTAGAATTGAAAGCGTTCAAAGTAAAAAAGATTTTGCATACTTGAGCGTATTTTATTATCAAAGCCAGGGCGCGTTTATTGCAGATAGGCCAGAGTTTGATTCTGAGTTTATTTCATTTGTGCCCTCGGTGTCTGATGGGGCTGAAAATTTTATAAAGCAAGGTTATGAGCACCTTAAAACTTTGCCCAAGTTTGAAAAAGCGATTGATTGTTAAGGACTTATCATGCTAAAAACAGTTTCATCAATTACAAATGCGCTAGGTGCTTTAAATTATCAAGGCACGTGGAATGCAAGCACTAACACGCCTACACTTGTATCAAGCGTTGGCACTAAAGGTGATTACTATGTCGTTTCTGTTGCTGGAAGCACAAGTTTAAATGGTATTAGCAATTGGGGGGTTGGTGATTGGTGCGCTTTTAATGGTGCGGCTTGGGAACGAGTTGAAGGCGGTGCGGATTTAAACGGTGTCAATCTTTCTGTGTCAGGTGTTGCAACATTTGCAGCAGGCACAGTGGGTGCGCCAGCCATTACCACCTCTGGAGATACAAACACTGGTATTTACTTTCCTGCTGCTGATACGATTGCATTTACAGAAGCTGGTGTTGAGTCGATGCGTATTGACTCCGGTGGCAGGGTGCTAATAAATAAAACTTCAAATAACGGCACATCTTTAGTACAGATGACTTCTCCAGCATCCACAGACATTATTCTTGCTCAAATAGGAACTAATGGCGGTAGTGCTATGGCGTTTTTAAACTCAGGAGGCGCGGCGCAAGTTGGTAATATTGTAGTTAATGTAGCCAGTACTGCTTACAACACATCTTCAGACTATCGCCTAAAAGATACTATTACACCTATGACGGGCGCATTGGCAAAAGTAGCATTGCTAAAACCAGTAACTTACAAGTGGATCGTAGACGGCTCAGACGGTGAAGGTTTTATTGCTCACGAATTAGCTGAAGTTTGCCCTCATGCAGTAACAGGTAAGAAAGACGCTGTAGATGCAGATGGAAAACCTGTTCATCAAGGCATTGATGTTTCATTCTTAGTAGCCACACTGACAGCCGCCATCCAAGAGCAACAGGCACTCATCACTTCCATAACCGCCCGCATTGTGGCGCTTGAAGCTAAATAGTATTTAAACGCAAATCATAAGGAAACTGAAATGTCAACTAACTCACAAATTGCTTTTACTCCACTCGGCCAGACCATTGTGGTGGCATCTACAACCTCGGCACCTGCTGGCATCCAAGCTCCGGTCTACACTAAGTTTGACGCACAGAACGCAGGCCAGTTTCGATTCATTAACAATGGGACCGTAACCGTTTTCCTGGGCACCGGAAGCACTGCGGCAGAGGCTACTGCCAATGCGGTGGCTCCTACGGCTGGCTCGCCTACAGCGGCCATTGTGTTGGTGCCTGGTGCAGTTGAAATCCTGCGTTTCAATATAAACACATATTTCAGCGGCTTGTCTGCCAGTGCAACCACTGTTTACATTACGCCAGGCCAAGGACTCTAGTCTATGGACCAGCAACTGCTCAACATCCTATTCGGCGCGGCGCTGACTGTCGCTGGATGGTTCGCCCGTGAATTATGGTCTGCGGTGCAGGGACTAAAAACAGACCTAAGTAAACTGCCCTTGGTCTACGTTGCGCGGATGGACTACCGCGATGACATGAAAGAGGTCAAAGAGATGCTGGGCAAGATTTTTGACCGACTAGATAACAAGGCAGACAAATGATTGACCCATTGACTGCATTCGCTATGGCCCAAGGCGCGGTAGCTGGCATAAAAAAGCAGTCGCTCTTGGTAAGGATATCCACAGCTTATATAAAGAATTCAGCAGTTTTTATCAAGCAGCGGACACGGTTCACCTAGCAAGCAGTAAGGCGCGGATTGCTAGTATTGGAAAGACGAATGCACAAATCAGTTCTGAAGCTCTCCAAATTGCACTAGCATCCAAGGCGCTTCGGGAACACGAAAAGGAACTGAAGGACATACTTTTTTATTCAGGCAACGCGCCAGTGTGGGAAGAGATGATGTCAGAGCGGACAAGGCTGACAAAAGAACGCAACATGCTGGAAAGAGAAGAAGTGGAGCGCAAGCAGAAGGAGAAAGAAATGAAGGTGACAATCATTATGAACACACTCTGGATTTCCGGCGCATCCGCTATCATCGTGCCACTGGTCAGTATCGCATTTCACGTTATCACAAATAGGGGCTTCTAATGATTCCAATCATCGGCGCATTACTAGGCACGTTGGCTGAAAATGGTCTGACGCTGCTGTCCAGCGCAATCCAAGCCAAGGGCAAGGAAGTGGTTGAGAACACGCTGGGCGTGAAGATACCCGACAACCCTACCCCCGAAGACGTTGCCAAGCTGCGGCAGCTTCAGTATGAACATGAAGAGCGCCTGATTGAGTTGGGCATCGAGAAGGCCAAACTAGAAATGGCTGAACTGGAATTGCTGGCAAAGGCTGCACAAGCCGATGCCGACAACATCACAGACCGTTGGCAAGCAGACATGTCCAGCGACTCCTGGCTGTCCAAGAACATCCGACCGATGAGCCTGATCGCCATCTTCACCATGTACTCCGTGTTTGCAATGATGAGCGCCTTTGGGTACAACGCCAACGAAAGTTACGTACAATTGTTGGGGAATTGGGGCATGCTAATTATGGGTGCCTATTTTGGAGGCAGGACTGTCGAGAAGCTGGCTGAAATGAGGAGCAAGAAATGAGCTTAGTAACTGAACAAGCAGCATTCCTACTGGACATGTGCAACCTGATTGGCTACGCCACGCAGCAAGGTTTTGTGGTTACCGGCGGGGAGCTTGCCCGTACTCCAGAACAGCAAGCCATTTACGTGAAGACAGGCCGGTCTAAGACTATGAACTCCATCCACTTAAAACGGTGCGCGATGGACTTGAACTTCTTTCGTGATGGCAAAATCATCTGGGACAAAGCTATCCTGGCGCCTATCGGCGCGTACTGGGAAAGCCTGTACCCCAAGAATCGCTGGGGCGGCAACTTTAAGTCGTTGGTGGACTGCCCACACTTTGAGCGCAACGTATAGTCAGTTTTACTGACTCGATAGTTGAAAATCGGTGTTTGTTAGCGCACTCATACCGGCGATAGACTTGGTTGTCGTATTTGTGCCGGGTCTCAAGCGTGCGAGTCCATGCGGAGCAAGTGGGGCAGATCATGAGTTTTTTGCTTTCAACAATTGCTCAACAGCGCGGGCAAAGTTATTGTTTGTCCACGATACGCGCGATTTCCATAGCCCCGCTATTTCTTCATCCGTCAGACTAACCCACGGGCGCTTGTAGTCCTGTATGTCGTCGTCGTCTTCAATGCGGGCCTTTGCCATTGCTTGTTTAGCCTTAAACCCGCCGCCCCAGCTACCCTGCTTACGGGCGAGTTCATCAAATGCTTCGTCTTCCACATCTTTCATATCCAACTCCATATGATTAAGCCAACACCACCTACGACAAACAGCACTACCATAACGGTCAGCGCCGTAAACAACATACTGAATAGCATGTCCTCGTTTTCGTCGTTCATTTGCAATGCTCCGTGAAAATCGCCAGCGGGTTGACGCACGGCGGGTGGTACAGGGTGTAGCCGATGTAGAAAAAAACCACAGTAATGGTGGCGCAAACACCAATTAGCGCAAAAATGGTTTCGATGAGTCTCATTTGGTTTTCTCCCAAGTCAACTCAGTCTGAGTGGCTTTCAACTCCTGGCGCAGCGTCTCCAGTTCTTGATCGAGACGTTTCTGCGTGGTCTCGGTTCCATGCGCCCAGCCTGCAAAAGCAGCATCACGGCAAGCAGTGTGCAGGACGGTAGCCAACTCCTCACGCGACATAAGGCCAATATTTCCAACCGCAGGAAGGTGTGCAAACACGGTTTTTGCAATTTCAATTTCCAGTGGGTTTATCATGATGTCTCCACCTTAAGAACTCGTTGTGATCTGCCTGATTGCCCCTGCCTGCGTTCGCCCGTGTCAACGATAAAACCTTTGTCAAGCAGGGCGCGGTATCTTGCAGTGATTGATGAATAGGGATAGTTTGGGTACATTGCTCGTATCTGGTCGCTGATGCAGCCCTTATCGCCAAACTTCTTGATGGCTTCGTAAACCATGTTTTCCAGCCTACTTGAATCAACAAGGCTGGCTGATTCTTGACTTGTATCTGGGTCATTCTTGCGAACAAGTTTTTTTGACTCAGTACCAAAAACACGTCCAAAAAGATTGTAAGTAATCATGGCTGACCTCAAAATGGCACATCGTCAAAATCGTCATTCTGCTTTGGTCGATCTTGTGGCTTTGGGTCATTCATGTATGCCCAACCATCCCACCCACCCTCACGCAGTGGGATTACGTCGAGCTTGAGCATCGGACCGTTCTTGGTATCAATCACAGACCCGATTCGCTGATAACGCTTTTTGGTCTGGCCTTCACTGTTGCGGTATTCCCCAACAATGCAACTAATCTCTTTGCTAACTTTCGACATTTTTAATCTCCAATGATTTTGTTAAGGGCTACAACTTTGGCATCTACTTCTGCCAAAAACTTCAGGACTTCATCTTCTGCTATCTTGAGCCAGTCAGGATTGCGCTCAACTCTAAAAATAAACAACTGAGCTTTGGCTGGCATCCTAGGGTCAAAGACCACATAGTCACACAAAGCCCGATTAGCGCAGCGCATCTGCCATTGCATCTGTGCGTAGTATTTGGCATCTACAGG